TCAGCCGGGTCTTCGCCGGGTGCAACGCCAGTTCGAACGCGCGCATTCTTTCCTGCAGGTCGTGCAAGAAAGCCTTCGCCTCATGCTCATGCTGAAAGCCGACAATGGTTCGCCGCCCCTGGGTGAACCTACCTCCCCTAAGGCCTCTCGCGTTCGGCGAGCCCGCGGATCGCCGCCATCAACCTCGCGACCTTCTGCCAGCGAGCCGCAAGGTTAGGAGGAGCTGTGCGGGCCCTGGCGCTCCTCGAACGTCATCGCGTAGGTCGGTCCGTCGTCGTAGAAGCGTATGATGTGGCCCAGCTCGGCGCCGTCGTCGCGAAGCAATGTCTGGCACAGGAGGCAGTCCTCGTACGGCGTCTCGCGCCAGCTCATCGCCACTCCTCGGTTCGACGGAACGTCCTCCGCCTAACTCGACCTCTAGCCTACTGATATATCTAGCAAAGTTGTCTAGTTCAAATCCCATGTCCACAAACTTAGCTACGCTTGTCGTCCTCGGGCGTGACGTCGATCATCGTCGCTCGCTCCTTCGCCCACTCTTCCTCGGTCATAGGTTTATCCGATATCAGGTATTTGCCGAGCGTGTGCTCGACCTGCCAGGCGTCGCGCCAGTGAGCCGGGTCGCGGTTCTTCAACCAGAAGATACAGGCGGTGACGTCGGGCGGCACGTACTCGATCTAGGGTGCGTAGACGGGTTTTGTTGCTCCCGCCGGCATGGAGATCTTCACCGCCTCGTAGTGGAAGCCGTTTGCGCGCGCGTAGAGCGAGCGCTTGACGCGCTCGTCGGCCTCCGCCTTCCCGGCTTTTAGGGACCCAAGAAAGTCAGGGTGCTTGGCCTTCCAAGTGTCGATGGTTGGGACGCTCACCTCGAACGCGTCGGCCAGATCAGCGTCTGTGGCGCCGAGCTTGCACAGGTGACGAGCCATCTTGACAAACTCGGGCTTGTAGCTCGAAGGACGACCCATCTTCGTCTTGGTTACTTCGTTCGCCATTTTTCTAAAGACGAGCGACACGACTGCCTTGAGAGAAAGGGACAACACTCGCATCGTCACATAGTCACGCAGCACTCAAAGTCCCAAGCGCGACCTCTACTCTCGACAGCTGGCCCACGAACGAGAAGAGTGCGAACGATCGCGCGCCGTCAAATTCCTCGTATTGCCGATCAGATTTGTCAGGATGCCAGATTTCGCTAACCGCCGCAAATCAAACACTCGCTCACTGCGACCGCGCGAATGGCGCCGCCGCCGATCGGTGAAATCAGTGAAATCAGTGCTTTCCTATTTTCTTCCACGACGACCATTTCCCGTTCCATTTCCCCTAATTAAAGCTGCACCGCCGCCGCCATCTCGGATGGTGGCGGGCGTGCTGCAGGTGAGCGAGGAGATAGGCCAGTGATGGCGGCGGCGGTGTTGTTGTGGAAGAAAATAGGAAACCACTGATTTCACTGATTTCACCTATTTGAAGGGTTTGAGGTCGCGGAGCGGCGGTGGTGGCTTCGGCCCCCTCCTGACCAGGGCTTCGGCCGCCTTGATCTGGTCGGCGAGCGGCAGGTCGGCTCTGGCGTAGATGACCTGCCGCTTGCCGTCGACGACCCACAAGTGGTCCTTGGTCGTGCTGCCGACAGCGACGTAGCCGCACCTTTCCAGACGGTGTGGAATGGCGCGTCGGTTCTTGCGGTCGGTGAGCCAGTCTCCAAATTCATCTGACACTGCGACGATTTCAGATAGCGTCGTTGCCGGAGGATTTCCAAGCTTGTCGAGGGCATCTGCCATCTCGCCTTCCTCAGGTGCCCGATTTGCGTCGACGATGTCCCAGAACGCCTTGGTCTTGGGCGGCGGTGCCTTGGGGTCGAAGCCGGTCAGGTCGTACTCCTTGAGGTAGGCGGCGACGTGCTCGTAGCCGCCATTTTCGTACCAGTGCCAATGCTCTCGCCAAAAGTCGTCACCAAAGGATTCTTTGGTGGCAGGACTCCAGGCGACGAAGTGCCGGCGGTCGTCCTCGGGCAAGTAGATGCCGTCGGTCTTGTGGTTGGTCGTGATGATCACGCCGGTCACGTTGAACACTGAGTGCTCGCGCAAGAACTTCTCGTTGCACCGAAGAACGTCGGGAGGTGCTGCCATGAGCGTCTTGGTGTGCTCGTAGAAGCTGTAGCGATTGACGTCGCCGAGGTCGCGGGCTTCAGAGATGCGGAGGATCACGCTCTTGAGGTAGCCATTGAAGGGCTTGAACAGATCGCCGGGCGCGACCTCTGAGAAATTCCAAGGGCCGACAGCGTGCTTCACCGGCTCGAGGTTCGTGTCCTTCCCGATGCCCGGCACGCCACCCAGCACCAGACAGTGGTTGACCTTAACGCCCGGGTGCTGCACGCGCTGCGCGAAGAACTCGATGATGTGTCTGTGGTCGTCCGGGTAGACCCTCTTGACGAGATCGACCCATCGCTTCGCCTCCGCGGCGTTGCCGAGTTTGGTTGTCGGCGGGCGGTAGAGGTTGAGACATGTGGCCCCAGGCCTGTCGATCCATCCTCCGTCGGCGACGAGTTTGTCGTGTATCAACACCGGCAATCCAGGCGCCCAGGTCATCTGCTGCACCGGCCGGTTCTTGTCGAGCCAGGTGTGGGCCTGCATCCGCATCGTCTTGCCCTTCTTGTCGAGTACGGCGTTGCCGTCTTTGTCGAGCTTCGGCACGGGAGGGAGCTGCGAGTCGACGCTGCTCGCAGGCCACGGCTCGCGTGTCGGCAGGAAAATGTAGTTGTGCGCAGGCAGGTAGGCGACGAAGTCATCGACCGAAATGGGCTTGAGCGCCGCACGCCATCCGGGCGATGCTCTGTCAGCCAGGTAGAAGATCGTGCCGGCGCCGATCCGGTTTGGCGGCGACTTGCTGATCGCGTCCCACCGCTGCCGCGTCTTATGCGCATCGTAGCCCTCCCACTTCGCGCACCATCGGTCGGCGATTTCAAAGCCCTCTTCGCTGCCTCCGGTCGCCGCCCAGACCGCCATCATCACGCGGTTCCAGTCCGTCCAACCGGGGATGTCATTCGGTATGACGTCGACTGCTGCCGCCACTACTTCGATGTGGTCGGCCTCCAGCTTCTTGTTCGGTGCCTGCCTGGTGTCGTCGGTCCCGCTGGCGAGCTCAATCAGCCATCTCGGCGCGTCGGCGATATCGTGCGCGTTGAGCCAACGATACGCTCCCTTGCCCGGCTTCACCGACGGCGGCGCGATCACCATGCCGCCGTCGCCGCGCACGTCGACGCCGGGGGCGATCTTCGACGCGGAGTTCCTGACGGTGACGTCGGCCGGCCACTTGAAGTAGCGGTGCTGTGAACCGCTGGGGCTTTCCGCCATCAGTGTTTCTGGCAATGCGCCGGGCTCAACTTCCAGCTGTTTCAGCGAAGCGACGCCGTCGACGGCGTGCCCTTCCAGCGTGTCGGCCTCGACCACCCAGAAGCCGCTTTCAGGCCCGGTCGCGATGCCGATGTTGGCGTCGGGCCAGCGCGCCCAGTCCCGTTTGATCTGCGCCGCGTCATTGGTCGCTCCCCATCTCTGGCCGCTGCTGAACGCGGCAGACTTGCGCGATTTCTTCTCGCCGGGCGGCGCCGGGAACACCCGCCAGCCTTTCTCAGCGTAGGACAACGCGGCGTCGACCATCGGCGAACAGCCAGCGCGGCGCTGTGAAAAGTCAGCTTCTTTTCGCAGCACGATCGACCTCCGCGAAATATCTTTGGTGAGCGTCGATCGCCCTGGCTGTTTCTTCGATCGAATAGCTTCTCCCGGAACCTGTGCCGGCCGCGAAGCCCTGATACGAGCGGGTGAGGTACAGTCCGGTCGCGACGACCGTCTCCAGTTTCGAGGCGCAGCACTCCCCGACGAGAGCAGGAACCCCGGCGGCGGTGGTGCCGCCGTAGGTTCTGCTGTTGTGGGAAAACGCCGTGTGGCACAGCGAGCATCGGTCGCCGTCGTTTTCTATGAGCGTTCTGATCGCTCGTTTGAGCTTGCGGCGGCTCATGATGCTGTGCGA